AAACCTTGACTCTCGACTGGATAAGGAAATCAGCTTTTTTTATTAATTCAGAGCAGATGAAAGTTGATGCGGGAGAACATGACGGCATTAGTCTCAAGGGCAGTATTGATGCAATTATAACCGATATTCTCGAAGTTGACCGCCTGCTCGAACATAAAGCTATCAATCACTTTACCTTTCAGAAATATTGGGATGGTGAAATGCCCATTGATTACTTTACTCAGGTTTGTCTCTATCTCCGGGGATTGCAGAAGGTCGGTCCCGACATCGTAGAGGCAATCCTACTAATCAAAAATAAAAACACTGCTCAATACATAGAATATCTTCTCAGATATGAAGGTGCTGAATTTGATTCCCTGTTAGTAATTGAGCGCACTAACTCCATCGGAGAAAAAGTTGAAATGAATGTGGTCTTTGAGCAGATCACCGGAACCGCCTTCCAGAAGTTTGCCGAAATTGACAGGCACATCAAGGAGCAATCCCTTCCTAAGCGTCAATACGATAATGACGATTGGCATTGTTCCTACTGCCCCTATTCAAAGACCTGCTGGGAAAACTACCAACAGGAATTTCAGGAGTTAAGAACAGATACCGAACTACCGGAAGAGATTGCAACGATGGCTCGCTATTTCAAGGAACTTGGGGCGCAGGAAAGCGATATTAAGAAAGAGCGAGACGACATCAAACACAAAATCATCAATACCTTAAAGGCAACGGAATCGCGCAAAGGCAGGGCAGGTGAATATATGATGGAGATAAAACTGGTTGAGACTTCAAAGCTCAACAAAGACCTGCTCACCCCTGCCGAAATTGAGAGAGCAACGGAAGCCAGTTTTTACGAGAAGTTAAACGTATCCAAAATGAAGGGGGAAGAAAATGGTAAACGGGTTTAGTCAAAAGGTAACACAGATTAAGGGATTGTCAGATCGCCGAAGGTTGCCCCGGTTAGGGGTTATCCGTCTCGGACTGAAAGCAAAGAGCAAGCAATCGGGAAAGGAATATCCGACTGAGGTTTCTTACTTCGTGTGTCCACCGGACGTTCAAAAGATATTCGGAGAGAAACCCACAGAGATTGAGGTTATGCTCCCCATTAACGACATCAATGCCGTATTCCCACAAGCCTATAAGATGTATGGCTCATCAAAGGGGTTAAAATGTCAGGGGGACGGAGAGACGGCTTATCGGGTAAACGAGGAATCAAAGGAAATGGAGCAGATACCATGTCCCTGTGATTGTCTGGAATCCGGTAAATGTAAACAGACCGGGACCTTGATGGTTATGATCCCTAAAGTATCGGTTGGTGGAATTTACCAACTGAGAACATCCTCATACAATTCCATCGTGGACATCAATTCCGGCCTTGATTACTGCTCTGCCCTCATCGGGAGATTTGCCATGATCCCTCTTACACTGAGGCGAGTAAAGACCGAGACCCACCACGATGAGAAGAAGCAAAACCATTACACCCTGCAGATTATCTTCGATGGCAACATAGATACCATTAATGCACTCAGAACAGACACCCAGAGAGTTCTTGAGCACCCCCGGTTTGCCCTGCCACCAGCAGAGGATATAAGCCCCGAAGCAGGTCCGGTTGATATTATTATTGACGAAGAACAGCAGGAACCATCGGGAGAACCAACACCAGCACCGGCAGACGGGAAACCATCAGATAACCAGCTTGCCGACTTCGACATCTGGCTGAAAGACAACGGATATAAAACATGGGCTGCCGTTCAGATTCTTGTTAAAAAGAAAACGGGCAAGGGTGTCAACAAGATCGAAGATCTCACCATCGAGGATATTGCAAAGACGGTGAGCAAGAATGGGAATTGAGCATGAGCATGGGCTGCCCGGCCGGCCTTCGAGTGGGGGCGTGTGGTGCTCCCCACCCCGGGATAAGGAGAAATAATGGCTTGTAACCATAGTAAACGCAAAACAGTAATGTCATTTATGGTGCCGGATAATGGTAATCCAACCACAACCGGGGAACGTCTTATTGAGGTTCTTTACTGTCCATCCTGCGGAAAGGGATGTTTGCAATTCTCTAACGACCTGATGGTTGAACGGTGGAAATGGTTTCCGGCAAAGTTGAATATTTTTGAGGACAGCAAATGACCCAAACCTCCCTCGACTTCTCCACCCCAGAAATGAATCCCATCGAGGAAAACATCATGGCTATTCTTAAACGTTATAGTCGAGGAGAGGAAAATGCCATCACCGGGAAGCTCATTGAAATATGGATAAACGTCCCCTATAAAAAAATTCAGGCTACTATCAGCCATCTTGTCACCGTCCATGATATTCTTATCGGGTCCTGCAATGACGGCTACTACATCCCGGTTACGCCGGAGGAAGTGAAGGAGGCGTGCAGACCGCTGATGGGAAGGTTGAGGAAGTTATCACACAGGCTGGCGAAGTTGCAGAAGATAAGCGAAGAGGAAGTTTACGGGCAGGCACGACTGGAGTTCACCCCATGAAATCTATCTCCCTCTGGCTCGGTGCAATCATCCTGTATCTACTATCATTGCTTATCGTGGCAAACGATGCTTTTAAAAATGGACGGGCGGAAGGGAATCGCAGGGGCTTAGAAATACTTAACCAGCATAAATTTCACTACTTCCTTAACCCAAACAATCCTAACCCTCGTGTAACTTGTGAGGAGGGCAGATGGTTTTTCATCCAGCAGATCACCGAACAGCAGGCAGATGAATGGATGAAGAATAATCCGATGGGGGTGCCAAAATGATTGACTATCTCCGTCCCCTGCGGGCGATTTGGGAGGCCGATTATGAGTAACATCGAACTCTTTAACGAAGATTGCATGGTAGGCATGGCTCGCTATCCTGATAAGCATTTTGAACTGGCAATAGTTGATCCGCCTTATGGGATAAATACCGGAACGGTTGTGGGGGGGGCAAGCCATTTGGTCAAAGTAGGGGGGGAAAAATTATCACGCCCAAAACATACAAGGGGTTTGATGACTCCCGAACCCCTAACAAAAGTGCGCATCCATCCCACCCAAAAGCCCGTCAAACTCTACGAATGGCTACTTCGCAACTACGCCAAGCTGGGTGATAAGATTCTTGATACTCATTTAGGCTCTGGAAGCATAGCCATTGCCTGTCATAACCTGGGGTTTGACCTCGTGGGATTTGAGATAGATAAGGATTACTTTGAGGCGGCGAGTGAGAGGTTAAGGAAACATCAAGCACAGAAGAGGATGTTTGAGCCGGGGGAAGTAAAGGCGAAAGAACAGGTGATGTTTGAATAACTTTAAAGACTGGTGGTCAGACTTCGAATGGAAACCCTTTTTTAAACATATAAAAAGGGCGGTGCTGATCATCCTGCATTGCGTGATCTTCGGGGTGATCGGCTTCTTTGCCAGCCAATACCTTTACCTTGAGCATAAAGCTGAGCAGCCGTATGAGGACAGCCTGATGAGGGCGAGTGAAGTCGTGAAGGAGAAGGGCTGTAGCATGAATATCAGGATTGAGAGGGGGAAGTCTAATCCGTAATTTTAACTGTCCCGACTATTCCTCATGTCTCGAAGCTGCAGCTCTGAAAAATAAACCGTCCTTAGATTGTGAGAGGTGCGAAAAAATGAATGTTTTAAAACCAGAGAAGAGGGAAGAGGTAAGGGCGCGCCTGGCTGCCGGGGAGTCGCTCCGAGAGGTTGCCGAAAAAGCGGGAGTGGCAAAAGGAACGGTAGAGAAAATAAAAAAGGAGGGCAAGGCAATGCCAGCAGAAAGATGCAGTGAAAGCGGCTGTACCAGAGGTCGGGTTAAAGACGGACTGTGTTACCGTCACTATCACCAGAAGTTTGGGAAGAAGCCGTGGGGAGAAGCAGGGCAAGCCAGAGAGAATAAGGCCGATCATAATACCTGTAAATTCGAGGGCTGCCCGAAGTATCCCTGGCGGAAGGGATATTGCCGAGCGCACCTGAATTTATTGAGTAAGGCTCCTATTCCAGCAGCAAAGAGTATCCCTGCCCGGGTAGATCCACCTCCTGCAACTCCAGGCCTACAATCTGCCCTGAATGGCTTTGTGAGGGAGGCGGTAAGGAAGGACCTGGGACCGCTGGTTGAGGCGATGGAGAGGGTTATAAATGAGTATCGGGCAGTGGTTGGATAGGGGGCAGGAATTACCCTGCCCCGGGGAGGTTATTTTTTGGATTTCTGGAGCAGCTCAATGATTAATTTTTCCATCGTCAATCCACGATCCACCGCCTCATGTCTCAGCCAGTTATGGAGATCGGCTGGACAACGGCGGAGGATGATCTGGCGGGTATCAACCTTTACGCTTTCCATTGCGTCCCGTACTTCTTGGGGGGCAAATATATCGCCACCCTCTGGATTGCGATCAATGTATCGTGCTTTTTCACGCAGGGCAAACAGCGCAGCCTCTTCGGGAGTTTTGCCCGCATGAGCACCATGATACCCACCGCCAAAAGCTCCCGTAACATCGGCATAGTAGGCATTGCCTCGCTTAGTGATCGTGATTGCGCTTGCTTGTTTTTTCATTTTTTATCCTCCTTAAAAATTAAACTGCATAACTTGCTAACTCGTCCATGCTATCTACTGGGGCGGGTTGCTGCTTTTTGGCTTGCTGCGCTTGATACTCGGCGTAAGCATCTGCTCGGTTGGATAAGGAGTGTCGCTTGCCATCATTCCCAACAACATAGTAATTTGTATCCCCACCATTGCCTCGATGATCTTTTTGCCCAGCTGCAATTATATCCCCCGGTTGAGCCTCGATCACCAGGAGGCCATCGCTTCCACTTCCTCCATCAATTTCGCCAATCCACGTGCCCCACTCCATCTCTCCTTTTGGCGTGGGGAACGTCACCTTGGCGATCCACGGCTTACCGTATCTGCGGGCGTTGTAACTATCGGTTTTTTTCTCGATCTTCATTTTTTCTCTCCTTGTTTAATGGTTAACTGCATCATGCCTACCATTATATATACATATATCGTGATGTCAAGCATTATTTTTAATTATTTTTATGGCTCGCAAACACGCATGGTTACGGCATTTGATACCCTGCGGGGGTATGGTAGAGGCTAAGATTAAGAAAAATTAATGTTGGAGAGAGTTAGATTTGGATAGGGGGTGAGATGGGAAAGCTTCCTTATATTACTTTTTTTTCTGGTGATTGGATGAAAGATCCGAGACTTTCGTTATGCAGTCCTGCCACCCGCGGGATATGGATAGACTTCATTTGTTCCATGCACGAGTTGGATCACTGTGGTGTTATCTCCGGTGATCGAGATCAGCTCTCCAGAATCGGACGTTGCTCAGTCGTTCAACTCGACCATGCACTTATCGAGTTATCCACATCCGGGACAGCAGACCTAACGGAACGTAACGGAATTATAACGCTCATTAATCGCAGGATGAAAAGAGAGTATAAGGAAAGAGAAAACAATAAGTTACGCCAACAACGATATTATCAAAAACACACATCTAACGAAAATCTCACAACTTCTCTTTCATCTTCATCTTCAATTTCATCTTCAAATAAAGAGAAAGAAATATTAAAGAAAGAGAAGTACGGTTCTTTTTCTCATGTGCTTCTGACCAATGATGAATATCAGAAGCTTCAGGAAAAATTCAATTCAGATCTTAAGGAGTGGATCAGAAAACTTGATGAAGGGATAGAGATGAAGGGCTACAAATACAAATCTCACTATCTGGCGATTTTAAAATGGGCAGAGAGAGAAAAAACACAACCGGCCAAGTCAACAGGGAGCCGGAGCAGGCTCCTTGACGACTACTACAGGAAACCTGAAAAGTACACACCTCATTATCTACCACCGGACCCGGAGATAGAACGACCTACACCCGCTGAGGTAAGGGCACTGATCGGGAGTGTTGGGAAGAAGGTATGAAACGCAATAGGAGGAGCTATGAAATTATGTAAGAAGTGTAGAGATGAATTTACTGACAGGCAAATACACGGCTGGACTGATCCCAGTTTTAGTCATTGTCACCACGAAGAAGAGCCGGAAGGGTGCGAGCTATGTAAAAAAAAGATCTTCGAAGATAAAGAAAAATACGAAAAAATATTAATCCCTACTATTGCAAAATTTTGTCCTAACTGTGGACGGAAATTGTGAAATCCCAAAAACAGAGGGAAGACAAGATGTCCGAAGCGATCAATCAGGAGTGCGCACTGGAAGGGTGGGCCGAGATAGGGAAAATGTTCGGAATGGCAAAATCAACTATGTCCATGAGGAGGAAGGAACTGCTTGAATGTGGGGTAATCTTTTATATCCTTAAAGGTAGACCACCAAAACGACATAAGCGGGTTTGTGCCTTTCCTTCAATGTTGCGCATGTGGGCTCAAAAGAAGAGTGTGAGTGGAGGAAAGTTGTGATGATGAGTACTAAGGGGATTATTAAGGGGGAAAGAAAATCCTTTGTCAAGATAAATCTTTTTACTGCCTGTTTTACCTATAGATTTTAGTTACTTCGGAAATTAAATAAAAAAGTCGTGAAAAATAGTTCTTACCATTGAATCTCTAATCAAGTCATACCATCAGGTCTTACCATCAAGTTTTGACAAATAAAAAGTATTGTATTACAGATACTTGCAATGAAAAGCAAGGTGACTGCCGAAGAGATGTCAGCCGCAATTGCAATCCCGATGGAGTCCTGCCTTCGCAAAGATGGGATCACCAGAGCATTCCTCGTTAAAAAACTTAAAGCAGAATTAAGCGCAACTGAAGTCAAGGCATTTAACAGCCAGGGGGCGATCATCTATTCCAAGCCCCTGACCGCCTGGGACATCCGCCAGCGAGCCCGCATGGATGCACAACGGCTGCTCAACCTCTATCCACCTGACAAGATGCAGCTCGATGTTGGCGAGATCATCATCAATTATCACAAGCCAGCCGGCCAACAGGAGATCAACAAAAAGCGTGGGTAACTGGTATGAGCCTATAACCTGGGGATCTGTAGCGATAGGGTGGATTGCAACGGCAATTATTGTCTGGATTTTAGGGAGTCAAAATGGCTGAGGAAAATACTTATAAATCTCTGTGCGATGCTGTGGATTATTACAGGATCCAGACCGGCAAACGACCCGAAGTGATTAAAATTTCTGAGGGTAATTTCAAAAAATTAAAAGATGAAGCCGAAAAATTTGGTTGGCTAATTTTCAGGAATAGCAAACTATTCCCCTGCTCAATCTATGGAGTCCCCATTGAGGTTGTAAATGGCTGAATACGACATGTTTCCCTCTCCCATTCAGGATGATTTCATCGAGTCCACGACCCTCGAAAACTGCATCATGTCCCCACGAGGAGAAGGCAAAACTGAGGCCGGAATCATGGCCATGACCATCCATGCAACGCGCCAGGAGCGCAAATACAGGCCGATCCCCTGGGCAATCTTGCGTGATACATGGACAAATCTTGAGAGGACTACCCTCCAGAGCTTCCTCAACCCCCGTCCCGGCAGTTTTGCAGCGTCTATACGGCCTCGATTAGAGGTCAAAGATGGTGGCCGCAAGTTATCATTGCCCGGATATTGGGATGCCTGGCTGTTTGGCGTTGATACCGTGGCAGACCTCAACAGGTTCCAGTCCATGCAGCTCGGGGGCATGTGGTTTGAGGAGGTCGCACCGGCAGCGATGGAGGAGATCGGGTCGGGGATCAGCGAGGATACATGGTTGGTTGGTATCACATCGCTCAGGCACCCGGTTACAACGGGACGCCGGGCGCAGATCACGATGAACTACCCGGACGAGGATCACTGGAGTTGGATAAGATTCCACGAGCAAGGGCAAGGCTCGCTGTTTAGGATTCCCCGGGGAGAGAACAAACACATTGACGACGACTATCGTAACAACATGGCTGCAGCTCTCCGCAATAAGCCCTCAATGCTGGCCAGGCTGGTGGAAGGCAGACCAGCTCAGGTTACATTAGGGGAGGCTGTTACCCCTGAGTATAAGCCGGATTTTCACAGATCCCCCGTCAACCTCAATCCATTAAAGGGCGTGAAGGTTATCCGTTGCTGGGATGGTGGCCTCAATCCAACGTGTGTATTCTGCCAGCTCACACCAAGAGGTAGACTGTTCATCCTCGATACTCTCCGGGGCGTGAATATGGGATTGACACAGTTGATTGAGTCCCAGGTTATCCCGCTCATCACTACCCGGTATAAGGACATCGAGCATTGGCAGGATATGGGCGATCCGGCGATGAACGAGCGGGAGTCAAGCGATTCAACCTCTATTGCCTCAGCACCTATCAACAAACTCCTGAGTGCAAGTTTTGAGGCTGGGGAATCATCCTGGACAGCCAGGAGAGAGGCGATTAAAGAACTACTGGGTCGTAACGTTGACGGGGAGGCGATGCTGTATCTCAGTAAGCACGAGGGCATACTGCACCGTGCCCTCAATGGAGGTTGGCACTACCATAAGGATCATACCGGACAAGTGCTGAGAGACAAGCCGGTTAAAGACCTGCACTCTCATCCGGCAGACGCCTTGACTCACATGGTGGCAAAGATATTCAGGATTCAGCCAAAGGAGATTGTGTTACCGAAGCACAAGAACCTTGCTAAGTCGTATGTAGTGGGGATGGGGGCATGAACAACTGGTACGAGATCCTTCACGGCGGTTCGCAACCCGAGACCCAGGTTGAAGCTCATGCCTGTAAGGACTGTGGCACGGTGGTAGATAAGACCTGGGATAAGGGACCGGGTGATAAGGACTGTAAGTGTGATGGTCGGGGTAAGGTAACGGTGGCAATGATAAGCGATGAGTACAGGGCAAATTATGCCCGGGTATTTGGACATGAGTAATCCTATGCCTATGACCGGCTACCTTGACACAATGGAGGACTTCCTGAAATCAAACGCTATCCCTACCTGTAAGAAATGTTATGGACTGGGCAGGCTGGGAAGGAATCTGACTAAGCATACATTGGAGGTTTGCGATTGCGTAAGAAGAAGGATGGAAGCAGCAGAAGTCATTGGAAGATTACCCCAGGTTCCACAGCAGATTTCATCTGGTTCCTGATCGTGGCGTATGGGTTGATGGTTCTGCTGTGGGTAATGAAGTGGTAGTCTGTAAGAGGATGGAGTTGGTAGAAATAGATGTTTGACATAACCGTACCGACACAGATTGATCCGCAAGAACTCGAAGAGCGAACCGAGGCTGCCAACGCCTATCTCACCGAGGATGAACGCCACTTCGTTAATTATGCCCTGGACTGTCTGGATGAGAGCAAAAAGGCTCATAAGAAAATCCGTGACCTCCAGAACGAGTGCTGGGATGCCTACAACAACGAGATGAACTTCAGCGCAAAAGAAGAGTGGCAGGCAAAGATCAGCATTAACAAACCCTTCTCCACCGTTCAGAACGCCAAAAGTGTAATCCGTAAAGCCGTGGTAGAATCCCCGGATTTCTTCACTGTTGAGAAAACCGCAGGTGGCGATCCGCTCATTGCCGACTTTATCGGGAAGTCGCTTAAATACTGGATGGAGACGGGCAGGGGTGACATCACCGTTGCGATTCCCGATGCCTGCGAAATGGGGTTTGCCGTTGGCATGTCAATGGAGATGATACCAACGTGGAATGAAAAAGGCGGGTTCCGGTGGGTGCTGGTTGAGCCGTGGAAGGTTCACCGTGATCCCGATGCTCTGCCCCATGATCCCTATAGTGGCAACTACTGGATTCATCAGGAGTGGCTTGACCTGTGGGTGCTGAAAGAGTTTGAGAAGAAGGGGATTTATAGGGATGTTGAACGGGTAGAAAACGGAACTACGGACGAGAGCGAGGCCCATAAGAAAACCCGAAAGAATCAGACCTGGGAGAGAAGTCAATACCGGAAATCAGTGATGGTTAATGAGTTCTGGGGTGTGGTGCTTGACAAGAAAGGAAACTTGCTGCTCCCCGATGCAACCTATACCGTAGCCGGTAACTTCGTCATAGCCGATCCCAAACCCACTCCCTACCCAAACCTCAGATGGCCGGGAGTATCGTTTTCACCCTTGCCTCATATTCTCCGCAATCCAGGGAGGGGGCTGATCGAAGGAGTGCTCAGGCTCTGGTATCTCATCAATAACATGCTGTGCCTTCATGTAGATGATCTGTCGTGGTTCATTAACGGTATCAAGCAGATTGATCTCAACATGCTCGTCGAAGCGCCGGAAAACGGATTGACCCCCGGCTGCGAACTCTATCTCAAACCCGGTGCCGTTGGTGATGCGGTTAAGTGGATTCAGAGCAGGGACAAGACTGGCGATGTTTTAGCTAACCAGCAATTCTTACGGCAGTTGTGGGAAGAAGGGACATTTATTCCCGATATTATCAAGGGATTGCCGGGCAGTCGTTCTCAAGTAACGCTCGGCGAGCTTGAGATGCAGGCAACTCAGGCAATGGGTGTAGCTGACAGTATAGCGAAGGATGCCGAACAAGGCATTAAGTTAGCTCTCTGGGCAGCTCAGGAAGTTATTACCATGAACTGGGATATGAAAGACAAGCCCAGTATCGCCGACGTCATGGGTATGGAGATTCCACCGTTATTTCTGGCAAGCCTCGAAGAGAAGAAAAACTTTCTGCGGGATCATGCAATCATCAAGGTTAGTGGTGTCTCACAATTAGTTAAGCGCAATGATCTTCTGGATAAACTCAAAGGGTTAAAGGAGATGGCTGAATCAATGGTGTTTGGTAGATATATGGAACCCTACAACATAGCCAAGACGTTTTCCGACACTCTCGGCATGGGGGACCGGAATCTGATCTGTACCGAGGAAGAAGCGAAACAAAGAGACGTAGAGGAAAAGAAAAAGCAAATGGCACTGGCATTGATGTCAAATCAACCGGGTCAAAAAAGTGGAGGGCAAGCATGAAGAAGATAAGAGAATTTATAAAATCATTGGATGGAGAGTTAAAGGCAATGGGGGTTATGGTGCTCATACTCTCGCTGGTCCTCGTTTACCGGCTGGCGTTCTGCGTTGACTGGAATGTACCGGCAACCTCTAACTTTCCTATCTGGTCCAACCAGATGAGCTTGCAGATAACATCGGGGAGTGATCGGGGTAGAATTACCATTGAAGGGAAATGCGTTACCGAAAAGATAATCGTGGAGGCACCTGATCTTTCTGGAACTCCTACCCTTACCCTTACTCTCGTTAATCAAGCAAGTCAGTCATATTGGACATGCACAACCGCACTTGCCGAAAATGCAAAAAGTGTGGTTACGGTGAGTGAACCAATCGCAGGAATTACCTCGTTGTATATTATTCGGTCAACGGCATCAACGACTGGGGAGACTATTCCTATCACTCTGAACGTAACGAAAGAAGGAGTAAGCAGATGAACAAAAAACTCTTCGTATGGTTGTTTCTTGTGGTATTGCTTATCCCCGTTCTGGCATATGCTCAGACGTACATTAATGGGAATAATATCACCACTGGTGGCAATATCTCCGGTGCGACCTATGGCTCTGATGCTTCGGTAAGCGATGCTGAGTTACTCTTTATCAACTCATTGTCGAGCAATGTCCAGACTCAAATAAAAAGCGCAGCAAGCTATGGTGCTCATACTTACATTGTTGATCCAACTGGTACTGCTGGTGCTGGTTCATACACCACGATTGGCTCTGCCCTTGCCGCAATTCCAGACAAGGGGGTTTTACAATTTTATACTCCATCTGTTATTCTTCTATCCCCTGGATATTATTTTGAGCAGGTTACAATAGACAAGGGCTATATCACAATTAAAGGTATGGCGAAGGATGAGGTCACTTGGGCTTGTAATGGTTCAGGAGTAACTGGCCCGATGGTTACTATTAATATCCTTGCTCCTCAGATAGCGAATGCAGTTGCTATTGAAGATATTACGGTACGGTTGAACAGTGATACAAACAGAGTGATGGGTGCGACTGAATACTGGTGTTATATGGCAAATGGAGCAGCACAGCAACTAAAGCTGACCAATATCTATGCTCATGATATGGGCTTAATGCACGCCTCATGTTATGGATTTCTCAAGGCTGTTGTGCCCTCAAATGTAGGAATTTACCTTACAGATATCTATACTGAGCATCAGGGAGGTGATGATGAGGGGACTCCTGCAATCAGATACACAACATCCAATCCTGCTATCTGGATTGAGGGTAGAGCAACTACAAAACTCTATGATTGCTACCTGCATAACATTACCATAAATTCCTACGATAATTTAGCCTCCAACACTGGTGGTCTGTACTTAAAGAATGCCTCATATATCCAGGCGGATACACTTTCAATAACAACGAATAGCAATACAAATGCCACTACAGTATATTCGCTGAAAGTCGAGGGAACTGATGTATCTCAGATGAATAGCAGTCCGCTCTTTATTAAAAACGCTGTTCTGCACTCAGTGGGAGATGCTCTGGTAACTACTGCCAATACCTATGTTGACTTGACTGGGGTGAAAATAAGTAATGGAACGCAGAGTATTGCCGGAAGGGTAAAGTCAGAGGCAGGACTGTACGGTAAGGGTTTAGCAGGACTGGACTCCTTCTATGACAAGCATGGATTTGATAGAACTGGCATCATACTCTGGACATCTACAGGCTCGTATACAAGTTATGGCACAAACGGGACTTGGATAAATGATGCTAATAGTGCGTTAAATCTTACTGGTATTACCAGCGTCCCTACTTATTCATCTGATTCGACAGTTAGAACGCCTTATAGGACTTTTAATGCTTCCAGTAGCGATACTTTGGCAACAGCAAATTATAATGATATTGCCCTGCAAACAGGGAAACTAACAGTAGGTGCGTGGGTAAATATAGCTAACGATGACATAACAAAACCATTTTTAGGGAATGTTGTGGCGGCTACAGGAGGGTTAAGTTGGGGGTTGGGAATAGATAGTTATGTAACTGATACAGTAAACTTTCAGATAAGGGGTAATTCAAATGGTTACTATTTTAGACGAAGTGCAATTAATTTGTTGAATGATTGGCACTTAATAGTTGGAGTTTGGGATGGTACAGTTCCAACAGATACAACAGGGATGGCAATATATAGTGACGGCGTTTCTGTTTCAACAACCAGTGCTTCTACAAATGGGGCATGGGGAACAGCACTAAAAAATACTACAGCACCCATAAGAGTTGGATATGGGAACTTTAGTGGCGATACTATCCAGATGAAGATAGGTGAGTGTTTAATCATGAACAGGGAATTAACAGCAGCGGAAATACTTGCCTGGTATGAAAAAACCAGATGGTTGTATGGGAAATAGAGTGATGTCACGCTTCGGTTGGATATTTTACGGAATTGTAGCAGCGATATTGGGGTTTTTGATAGCACATATTTAACAAGGAGGTAGTGATGAACACAGATACAAAAACGACAATCACGGGAATAGTAACGGGGGTGCTGACATTGCTGGTTCAGTTGAACATCCTGAGCCTGACACCGGAGACGGTAACGACTCTGAGCGTTGCCATTATCACTCTTGGCACAATGGTACTGGCATATTTTACGAATAAGAAGTAGGCAATGGGCGACATCGGGAAGTATCTCAGAGAAGCAGAAATGACCTGCAAGTGCGGGTGTGGCTTCTGCGATGTTGACCCCATGCTGAGTAACACATTCGATTGGATTCGGTTGTGGTATGGAAAACCCCTGATTGTGAGTTCCGGTTGCCGGTGTGAGAAATACAACAAAGAACAAGGTGGGGAAGAAAACTCAGCCCACCTCAGAGGTAAGGCGGTTGATATTCTGATAAACAATACTCATGACCGTTTCATCATTGATAAGCTCGCTAAAGAGTGCGGGGTAAAGAGAATTGGCAAAGGCAAGGGGTTTATCCACATAGATGTAGATGATTCCCTTCCGCAAGAAGTGGAGTGGTTATACACATGACCGGTCTCCCAGGTGAGGGTTACGCAGCACTGGTAGGAAAGATTATTGATATTGTCAATAACCACGCAGATGACCCTATGTGCCAGTTCAAGGATAAGTTAGAGATCGAGAAGCACGGTCAGGAAGCGATTAACCAGATAAGGAGTGCAAAGACACAGGATGAGGCGGATCGGGCTTTGGAGGAGTTCGTAAAATGGCTAACCGACTTCTAATTATTGTATTTCTTGCCTTCCTTTCCGGTTGCGCCACCTGTCCCCCTTGCCCACCCTGCAAAGAACCGCTACCGGCAGGCTACAGGGTGATAAAGGAAAGCACGTATTTTGAGTTAATGGGAACGGCGGCGAAGCTCAAGGGGGAGCTGCAGGATTGCCTGAAGGATAGGAAAGGGGCAAAATGATGGGTGACGGTCAATGTCCGATGGCTGAACATTCTGCGGTAGTTACGAGAATTGATGATATAGAGAAGTCACATCAAGTATTGATAAAGACTCTGCTTACCATAACCTCAATTCTTGTGATCGTGTTGCTGGCTGTTTTCGGAGGAGTATATGCCAACCTTTATTCTCTCAACACAAAAATTGATATTACTCAACATGAGGTAACGATGAATCGGGAGGATAGAAAACAACAAGTCTCAAATCTCGAAAAGTCGTTGGTACAGATTGAAGCGAAGTTGGATATGTTAGTACGAACTAATAATAAAAAATGAGCCTTCATCGGGGGACGGAGGGGAAAATGCCAGTAACGATTAAAAATGTAGGCAAGGGAAAATTTCAGGTGAGAACGCCTAACCAAGTTCATGCTAAAGGAACGACAAAGGAAAAAGCAATGGCTCAAGAACGATTACTCAATGCCGTTGAGCATGGCTGGAAACCCACGGGAAAGAAAATGAGAAAACTCAGGGATAAGTCGCTGCATGGAAGCGCACCCTTTACGGACAAAGAGATAATGCAAGGTTATAGAAAACTATGATCTGAATTTAAACCTTCTTCTGGGGCTGCGCAACCCGAGAAGCAGGCAAACCCCAAACAGAATAAAAAGCTCTGTTACTGTTCGAACAGGCGGTAATCAGAGCTTTTTTATTGGGGAAAAGGAGGTGATAGATGGGAGTAGAAGTGGACATAGCGAGTGGACTACCAAAGGAAATGCTGAAACAACAGCGGGAACAGCGAATCATTCAGCAGGGTGCTCAACTCGCAGAAGAACTACAAGGTGAAAGTGGTCAGCGGTTCCTGGTGTTTGTTCTGAAGAGACTGACTGACCGCATGGAAGCATTGATACAGCAGGATGCGTATTGTCAGGGATTGCTTAATTCACTGTCTGATATGGGCATGGATATTAAGGCAGCCCAGAGGGTAGCGAATAAGGTAATCACTGACAGAATTAACATCGAGATAACCGGACCCGGTGACGGACACTCCGGTTAAAGGAGATTAAGAATGGCAAAGGAAAAAGGAAAGGAAACTCGAATCACAGGCCCGGCGGACGATAAACTTGATACTCTGAAAGATGATGTGAAGAGTATCGAGCCTATTACTGTTGGACACCCTGCCGAGGAGACCCTGCCCAAAAAAGAGGAAGTAACAGAAGAGAAACCAAAGGAAGAAACCGTAGTCACCGAAGAGAAGAAGGTTGAAGAACCTCCTCCTTCCGAGGAAGAAAAGCCCTCCAAGTACAAAACCATTGAAGAAGCTATCGCAGCCAATCAGGAAGCGCAGAGGAAGATCACCGAGCTTGCCGAGGAGAATAAGAGGCTGAAAGAACCAAAGGTGGTTCTCAAGCCCGAGCCTCCAAAGGTTGATCCCGTTGACGAGATCACCGAACGCACGGCAAAGCTCATTGAGACTTTTGATGCTGATGATCCTGAATATGCGAAGAAGGTCAATCGTGCCTGGGCTACCGCCCAGAAAGACATTGCCCGGCTGACCTATACCGAGCTTACCGATGCTGACAAGACCTATAACGAGCAGGTCACGTACATCAACTCCAAGATCAAGGATGCGAAGATGGATGAATACCAGGAATTGTTCTGGAAACTCATGCCCTCAATTCCTGGGAATCTCACCGTTGATGATGCAATCAAGTTCGGGTTGGATCTCATTAATGGCACAGTCAACAAGGCTGTTGAAGCTGAGAATAAACGGAAAGCTGAGATTGATAAGAACCGCCAGAATACAACGGTTCTTACCAAAGGGGGGACACCAATACCACGGAAGGCCGAGGAGGATTCAAAACCAACTTCTCTGAAGGATGACTTACGGTTTGTCCAAAGTCAAAGACCAAGAGTAGGAGGTTAAATCATGGCCGCAGGAACACTCACATGGAAATATGACATTACAGATAATGTCATGTTGAATCACACGCTTTCGAAGGATATTCGAAGAGCGTCAATAGCCGAGTGCGTGATCTTTCAACACGCACGTATCGAACCCGGCTACGGAAAGAAGAAAGGCGAATCGGTAACGATTCAGCGGGTCAGGGCACTTACTGAACCCGATACCGCAGTGATCGGAGAAGAGGACGATATTCCTCTCGATGAGTTTGCTATTTCGACACGAACGATTGTGCCGGAAGAGTTGGGGCGTGCACTGAAGTACACCGATCTCATGAACGAACTCAATAACTTCGACATCGAGCAACCAATCCAGCAGGCGTTGAAAGACCAGCAAAAGCTGTGCCTGGATACACTGGCTGCCGCAGCTCTGAAGCGGGCGTATGTCTGTTTCATTCCCACCAGCGATACCGGCGGGACATGGGACGTGGAAGCTATACCCAGAACCCAGGCAACCGCAAACCTGACCGCCGAACATTGCGGGTTAATCAGGGATGAGTTGTTTGGTAAATACCTGGCACCGATGATCGGTGGAGATCATTACGTCGGGCTGGGATCAACCAAGGCATTGAGAGGAATCAAGGAAAGTCCGCTCTTTGTCACCTGGATGCAGTATTTGCAGAAGGGCATGGTTCTTTATCGGTCTGAAGTCGGAACGATTGAGAATATCCGCTGGGTTGAAGTCAACCACAGCAAGGCTCTTTCCGGCCAGGGAAGTTTTGGCGGAGTGGGCTTAAACAGTGTTCTCGGTGAGTTCATCGTATTTGGCAAGGATGCCATTGCCTGTGCGGAAGTTATTACTCCGCACCTGAGAGCTGAACTGGCTGCAAAGTTCGGAAGACTCAAGGCTATTGCCTGGTACGGGATGCTCAGAATTGAACCGGTCTGGAACAATGCAAACGTCGGTGAGACTAACATCGTACGTGGCACATCTTCGTAGAAAGGAGAGGATAACATGAGTACATACAAAAACAATATTCCTCTTCCGTTCCATAGCAGGATTGCCGCGGCTGATAACGTTGTGCCTTACAACGGCTATGCCATTCTCGGCGGTGCAGCGGCAGATATTCTCGGTGCTTTCTATGCACCGTTCAAATGCCGGATAAAGAGAGCAGGTCTGCTCATTACCGAAACGGTGGCTGCTGCTACTACTGCTCCAGTATTCCACTTTGACAAAGAGGATGCAGGAACCGCACCGACATCAGATGGAGATGTGGCGATTATTACCGTGCCCAATGCAATGGCAGCCGGTTATTTCGTGTATGACGATTACCCCATGACCACAAGGATTAATTTCGAGCCTGGGGAATGGATACTCGTCGAGATGCACACGGATGCTGCTCATACGGCAACGGTAGCCGGGAAGGTTATTCCTTTCCTCATCGTCGAAGAAGTGCCGGAAGTGGCTGACAACATCACGACAATGGTTGAAACCGCATAACAGAAAGGAGGTAAAAGACTATGTCAACATACAAAACAGATATGCTTCTTCCCATCAATCCGAATGTCAACTGTGGATTTGGCGGTTACGATATTTCGGCAGGAACGGAGCATGATACCGTGGCGGTCTTTTTCATTCCTTTCAAGTGCAGGATGAAACGGGTTGGAATGATCGTCAATACGGCGTTCACCGGAGCAGCGACATTCAAGTTTGACAAGGAGACTGTTGGAACAGAATCAGGTTCCGGGGCAGGCGCAACAGCAGCGAAAATCGTGGGGAATGTAATCATTCCGAGTGGCACGGCTGCTGGCAAAATGGTTTACGATGCCTACCCCATGACCACAAGGATCGTAGCTGAGCCGGGGCAATGGATAGTGGTAACACTCGATTCAGATCCAACAGGACTGGTCGGGATCGCTCAACCTGTTTTAATCGTCGAAGAGGTGCCGGAGGTTGCAGGAAACCTTACCGGCATGCTTGAGACAGCATAAGGAGGAAAAAGATATGAGAAAAAAGATCGCAACACTTTTAGTTTTGCTGCTCATTGTGTGGATGATCGCACCGGCGATTGTAGCACTGGCGGCAAACCTGGGGGCTTCTGACCTCACCGTTACGATAGACAAGAAACAAATCATCGGTGGGAAGAAGTTTAATGACATTACCGTAAAGGTAAACAATGGTACTAAAACGTACCCAAGCGGAGGAATAGCACAACCAACTGCCGCTCAATGTGGGATGGTTAGTTCGGTTACTCAGTTGATTGTAACTGATACCACTTCTAAAATTACTTCGGGTATATCGGGTAATGAAATTAAGTGGGATAAGACCAATAGTAAGTTGATGATTTACATTAACTGCCCGGATGGAACATTTAACCAGATGGGAACGAATGGAGCAGCGGCTTACACAACCATCAATACTAATCAACAGTTATTCCGAGGTCAGGCACAGGGTTGGTAACCATTAATTGAGAGGGGAGGCTTCGGCTTCCCCTTCTCACCCAAAAGGAGGACATGTATGGCACAGAAAGTCAGATTAGGAGATCGTGAAGTAACCATCATCAGATATTTCACGCAGAAGATGAAGATCATCTACGAGAAGGCCAATGGGATATTCGTCAGGGCTGATGGCAGCGCCATTGATGAATCTGATCTCGCCATCATAGCCGAACCCCACAAGACAAGGGCAGCCAAACAGGTAAGCGGCAAGGTTGATATTCCAGAAGATCCACCCGAACCCGAGCCAGAAGTTGAGGGGTATGCTGAACCGCCTACGTCAAAAAAGGGAGTAGGAAGACCGAAGAGGAATAGGTAATGGGTTCTGGAGTTAAGCGTTGCCCCAAATGCGGGGAGATCTATCTGGTTAATCCCTGGATAGATGGAGTTTGCCCCAAATGCGGGGGAAAGGGGAATAAATGAAAAAGACAGCACCCGAATCAGTAGTAGAAGAAAAACCTCATGCTTCAATGACCATTGATTGCCCGAAGGGTGCAAAGATGGATTTTGACACTGGGGATTGTGAGGTTGACGAGGAAATGACGATTACCGTAACGGGTAGAGTCAAATCAATCCGGTATGATGAATATGGAAAGAATGTGCAACTTGAACCGACAAAAGTCAGTGCGTCTTACGACAAGGTCAAAGGCGGGATGAAAGATGATCTGAAGGAACTCCGAAAATCAAGGACGGTATAAATGGCTAACTGGGATACGGGAAAAGAGATTCTTTATTACGTCCTGCTCAAGCTCAAGGATTACGAGCGGATCAGGCAGGAAGAAGCCAAACTCATTATCCAGGGTATCTACTGGGAACTGCTCATGGAGTTCCCCTGGTTGTTTGCTCTGAAAGATCCGCCGGGTATTATCAATACCGTTGCCGAAGTAACCGGGACCGCAACCATTACTAAGGGCAGCGCAACCGTAACTCTCGGTGCAGCCATCGCTACCACTATGGCTGGCCGGAAATTCTACATTGATAACGAGTTCGTACCCTACCGGATTTTAACCCATACCGCAGGTACGGTTACGCTCACCCTCGATGCTACCTACAAGGAAGATAGTGTTACGGCAGGAGCCTTTACCATCTTTCAGGACGAATACAGTCTGGCCTCAGATTGCGCCAAACCCTGGCGGTTCTGGTTCAGGAATTTGCCTAACGCCAGCATTAATTTCATCGGTGGCGGGGAGATGCAGGCCCGGTTCCCACAGATGTCAAGAGGCGGTATCTCAGTCTATGAAGTCGCACTCATAAAAGATAATAAGGTAAAGATAAAATCACCGCCAACGGATGCCGTTACCATCGAATACGAATACACTCAGAGACAGTCAGCCCTGACCTTCGACGGCGTGGTCGCAAACGATACGCCTGTATTTCCACAGGACACCCGCAAAGTCATAGCTGACTGTGCCTTGTTAGAAATGCTGACACCGAAGGACGTTAAGGAAATCGGGTTGCCTGACCGGGACAAGTTATTGGGCAGGATAAAAATAACCTACATGGCGAAGGATAGGGTCAAGGCATGGATACCGGACAGCAGGAGAATGTGAGGTGAGAATATGATCGCAGAATTAATGGGGGCAATAGGTGCAGCCAGTAGTATAGGAAGTTCACTGTTCGGTTCTGGTGGAGAAACGAAAATCCAGTATCCACCCGGAACCATGTATGGTGTCCGCACCCTCAAGGCTCAATCTTCCCCTATCCTTCAGGGTAGAATGACATGGTTGGATATTCTCAACATGAAACGGATGAGGGATACTGCTGAAAAAGCAAGACGATCAGGTGAGGAATCGCTGTTGAGAACTGCTGGCCGGACTGGTTCTTCTGGCCCAGAAGTGGCAAGCGGGTTGCGTTCAATAAATGAACAGGTCGCTCCTATGACCATCGGCGCACTCAATGACTGGCTGATGAATCGTTATAATCAGGCCATCAACATGGCTTCACAGCTTGCACGGGGAACGAATTCCCCTGTTGTTTCTCAAACACAGCCGAGCGATGCTTCAAGGGCAATGAGTCAGGTAGGGCAAATAGGGGGGGGCATAGCGGGTATGAAACTCGGGCAACCTACTACACCAGCCCCATCAGTCGCAAGCGCTGCTCCTTCTATGGCTTCAACTGTTCAACCTCCACTTACCTGGGAGCAGATGCAGGAATATTACAGACAGAGAAACTATCAAAGAGCATAAGGAGTAAATCATGCCTGTAACCTATATGCCACATGGAACTACTCAATCAACTCCTACCTTCTGGGAGAGCTTTCTACAATCCTATCAAGGCGAGCAGATACGTCAGCAGAGACTAAAAGAGCAGAAGATTGACCAACTTATAAAAATGGGTGAGCTTGCCGGTCATTACGACGAGAACCTACAGGGCGAGCTTGCCAGGGCGTTGTCCCCGGATGTATCGGGACTGGACAGGCTCTTTGGACGGAAGGCAAGGACGATAACCCCACCGGGGAATTTCCTGACTACTGGTGAACAGCGGATGCAGACCAAGAGGGCGGAATGGGGAGCGGAGTTAGAGAAGGCAAAGACGTTGAAGGAGATGGAGATGGGTGCAAGAGAACCCAAAAGATATACCGTTGATAAGCATCTTCTTGATGAATCAGGCAACGTACTTTACACCGCACCAGAAGCAGACGAAAAATCTCTCGAATATTTTGACGTTACAGGTCCGGGAGGTGAAAAGGGAGCTTATGGAGCGGCCAAAAAGGGCAAATCAGGTCTCCTTACCTTACCACCCGGTTATAATTATACCGGAAAACCAAGTACAGAAAAAGAATATAAACCCGAATATGACAAGATTGTCAATGCTACTGATAGAACGAAACAGGCATATTTGCTAAAGGGATCGAAGTTCCCTGACGGATGGGAATTTCTGGATACATCAGGAGAGAAGGGAACAGCACCGAAAGTAACGACTGATTCTGATGCCACAAAATATGCAGATGAAATGATGAGAAACAGGTTCGGAAAAGGTTGGTTTGTAGATGACCCTTCAAAAATTCTGACTTGGAAAGATGAAACTGGTAAAGACGTAGAAATGGATCAACTCACATACATGAAAAAATGGCATGATCACTTCTTCCAGCAGGCAAAAGGCGCACAGCCACAGGGCGGAGGCGCACAGCCAAAAACTGACAAAGAGAAAGCCCTTGAACTTCTAAAAGCACGGGGACGACTTTAATGCCTGACCTCGCTCAATTATCAGACGACGAACTTGCGAAGATTGCGGGCGTGAGCCTGAAGTCTAAAACTGCAAACATATTGCCTGATGAAGAAACATTTCAAGGTTGGTATGGAAATTGGGCAAAAAAATCAGGAATGAATATTAATCCCGATGACCCCTTACATCAATATGATTATCGTGCTGCATATAAGGCTGGTGTTGTTCCGCCTGAACCAGGTGGACATTGGCCATCAAAATATAAAATGCCTGGTCATCCCAATAGATATGTGGAAGGACACGATACTCTCATGGAGTCCATGTCTGATGATGAACTCGCAAATATCGCCGGTGTGAAATTATCAACAGAACCAAAAGAATCCCTGCCCTCAAAAGTTGGCAAATATGCTGTGGGTGCTGCCGAAGCTGGAACTAACTTGGTTCAACAGGCATTTACTTTTTTACCCTCCGGTCTTGCATATCTTGGCGGACTTCCATTCGGGAGAGAAACCGCTGAAAAAGCAATGGAGAAAACAGCGAACATTGATGTTGCTGGAACTCCTCTTGTCTATCAACCAGTAACAGAAGAAGGAAAGCAGATTGCTTCACTGATTCCCAAAGGTCTTGAATGGGCAGGAGAAAAGGCAGGTAAAGTTGGTGAATGGACAGGTATTCCCTATGCCGAACCATTTTTGAAGTCTCTTCCTGCGTCCATTGCAGTTTTGCTTGGAGCAAAAGGTTTGATGAAGGGAATGAAACCAAAACCCATTCCTGAACCAAAACCCATAATGCCTATAATTGAGACTATACCTAAAGCAGAACCTATGGGTGAACAACCAGGTCTTGTTGGAACTGATGTCAATATTCTTCCCGTCCCTGAGATGGCAGTTCCCATGGGTGAAGTCCCGCCGCTTTCTACTTTTCAACAAATGGCACCTCCACTTCAAAGACCAGTTAAACCCATAACCGGAGATATTATTCCCCCCGTTCCTCCCGGCTTACAGGGCATGAAGGCTGCCCCACGAGTTGAACAAAAGGCACTTCCCCCTGGTGCTTATGAGATGCCTGCACCTGTTGAGCAGTTACCCACTGGCTTTGAGGATTTTGTCAAGGCACAGGTAGAGAAACCACAGGCAGTTCCCCCTGGATTAGGGAAGAAGGCAAAGATAGTAGAACAACCGATTGGGGAGGTTGCAAAACCTTCTGAATCTACTATAATCGAGCCAATGACTCCCAAGAAGGGGGCGGCCAATATACCACCTGAAATAACCCCGAAGGCCGTAGGTGGAAAAAATAATCCATCCAGCCCCCCGGAAGTTGGGGGGCGTGTTTTTGCCCCACCAGAATCCACCCCCTCCCCCAAGCAACCATGGGAGATGACTGATGCTGAGATTAAAGATTTAAAAGGCAAGACACTTGG